TTGCCTTGGCGGCCCAGACCGGCGCCTTCGGCATGGTCGTGGCGTAGTAGTGGGTCGCGCCCTTGGTCAGGTCCGGCTCTGCGCCGGAAATCACCAGGTCTGCCGCCCGCTGGGCCTGGGCGAACTGCTTCGGCGGGATCGGCTTCGCGCCACTCAGGTACGGATAGTTCGGGTCGTTCTTGTTCCAGCAACTGAACTGGTACGGCGCCTGGCACACGCCGGCATAGCCCTCACCCCACCAGGACTTGTCCCGGCCGTCTTCCACCCGGTTGCGGATGGTCCAGGCCACGGCGATCTGGCCTGCCAGACCTTCCCCGCGAGCCTCACCCCACAGCGTGCGAGCCAGGATGTCGCGGTCTTTCTCGGAAACTGTCATTGTTTTTCTCCAGGCAAAAAAAATCCCGCTCAATGGCGGGTTTCGTTGGTTGATCTAAATAACGTAATTAGAGTTTGGCAAATACAGCAGGTAGAAAGAATGCAAATGGGTTTGAAGAACCAACCGTTAATGCATATAGATTTCCTCCAGAGAAATCCCACCAACAGTAAAGCTGCCTACTTTGCACCCCATCATCAAGCATAGGCATGCCAAATGTATTAATCAGCATAAACTCACCAGCAGGAAAATTAAACGCAACTCGATAATAGTTTCTGGGAAGCCCCGGACCTGTGTAGTCGGTTTTTACATAGGTCCAATTTTGAAATGATCGTGTAAACCTCGCATAAGGCGTGCCGCTATCAAAAAGCAGCTTCGAATCACCGTCCCACAGCCTCATACCGAAATCAGCCAAGGCTGTCGCAGCAAAACCACAGGCAAAATAGGACCCATTGGGCTGCAGCGTGTTTACGTCATAGGCCCGAACATAGAAGCCGGTCCAGGCTCCAGGAGACCCGGTCACACGCATCTGGCACAAACCAGCTATACCGCTGCTACCCGACGGCCTTATAAATACAAGAGGTGGTTCTTGGCTCGTTATCGTCCTAGGAAATGTGGTAGCCGATCCAAGGCCAGATTCTTGGTTAGGAACATATGCCCCCTTCGCAAGCACCACAAGCCGCGTGAATTCTGAATCAACGGTTATGACATCACTACTGTTTGCGTACTGTAATCCATATGACATCACGAAAACCTTATCACAATAAGCCGCATTGTTGTTCCGGTAGTATTACTGTATTGCTCGCGACCTCTTATATAGCTATATACGCGAACAGCACCTGTCAGAACTTGTGTTTCAAGCTGTTTGTCAGAGTTTACATTGTAGTTTCCAATAGGCACGACAAAAGCCGTGCCATTGGTAGGAGTCAACCCAGGGACTGAGATTGTTTGATACGAAACTGAGTTAGCCCCCTTCACAATCCCACTGTAAACAACTCGCATCGTGAACGAGGTTTCATCAAGCGTCAGGTTTCCGCTCTCATCCCAGATTTGCAGGCCATAACTCATGCCGATAGATCTCCGAGCTGCACCCGTTTAACACCGTTTTCGTCAAAAACCTTGATGGCGCGATTGGTCATAGTCAGTCGACCGCCTCCGGGCGCTGGCCCGTTGAACTCGAGATTCCCTGCTTTGTCCAGGCGCCATCCTTGAACGCCGGCTACGTAATTATCGGATTGCAGGTATTGACCGATCTTCAGCATGCTGATGCTACCGTCACGGATAAAGGCGGTATCGATGTATGCTGCACCGCCTTGAATCACGAATGGGTAGAACACATTGGTGGTGTTCGGATCGACCACGGCGAAGCGGCTGGCCGCGATCAGCACCTGGCTAGTGATGATTCCCTCATCATTCTCAACACCAATGCCGATGCCGGCCAGGTAAGGTTTTCCGTCAACGGTAAGCTGGGTCTTGATGCTGTACATCGCAGCGAGCTCGGTTTTCAGTGCCTCAACTTCAATCTGAGCGCCGCCACCAGAATCGATTTTTTCCAGCAAATGCTGACTGAGTTGTGTCTCCGTGATCTGGTCGTTGAGGTAATCGAGTATCGGTCCTGCATCCGCTGACGACTGCCCGAAGACGGGACCGAAGAAAGCCCCCACATTGCCGATTCGATCAACCAGGCGAGCCCAGAAGAAGAACGTTTTTCCGGAGGCCAGCCCCATGATCGTCAGGTCGGTCTGCGGATATGCGTAGTCGCCGAACTTGATCGCGTTGCTGATTTGGTTTGTCTCGCCGTACCAGATCTCCGTCCGCTGCAGATCGGCAGTGTTCAACTCCTGCGGGATGCCCCACTTGAGCTTGATGCCGAACACAATCGAGTCAGCAGTGAACGTGGACACCACCGGCGGCGGCGTTGTCTTTCCGTTCAGCACTGTTTCCTCGGATGTCGCGAAGATCGACCCAATGTCGAGCGAGTTGATCGCCCGAACCTTGGCAACATAGCGGCCGGCATAAATACCGCTCACCTCGATTGAAGTGGTCCCGGTGCGGCCCGCGAAGATCCAGTCGCCATCGTTCTTGCGCCAATACACCTCATAGGCAATCGCAGACTCTGGCTTGTCCCATGCGATGGTCATCACGCTGACGGCGCTGCCCTGGTCAACAAAGTGGTCATTGCTGACTGTCACATTGGTAGGCGGGCTTTGAACGCTGGGTGGAATCACGGTGACTGGCGGGCGCTCGATTCGGCTGCCATTGTCGATTGCGTCATATTTGCTCGAGTTGTGCCGAACAGCACTGATGGTGAACTTGATGTCCGTATCCGAAAAATCCTCAATCACCGACATGACCCGGAACTGCTGAACAGCCAACGTTGGCGAGTCGATAGCCCACATGGAGTGTTTCGGCGGAAGGTCCTCAAGCTCTACGCTGAGCACCACCTGCTGAACCTCAGACGGAAAGCCCGTGGTGTCGAAGGTGATGCTCCCATTGTCCCAGGTGATACCGGTACTGTCCCAGGTCAACGGGTAGCCAACCGACTGGATGGAACGAGAGACAGCCTTGCCATTGGGCATGATCAGCGTGATGGTGTCGCCCGGGAAGGCGGTGACATCAGCATCAAGGACAAGCGTGTCCAAGGTGGCAGAGCGTAGACGGCCACCAATGCGCCGGCCTGCCCGATCGTTATCGGCGACGCGGATAATTTGCCCGGGGCGGGCCAGGGTTCCGTCCAGGCCGACCGAGAATCCAACGCTTTCGGTTTCCAGGCGGTTGGTGAGCAATGCCCATTTACCGATCCTTTGTGCCTGTGCCTGGGAGGTGCAGCCCGTCGCCGTGATCTCGGTCTGCTGGATGCCGTATCGGGTAATCCCCGCCTGGTCGTCCACGTACTCGACTTTCTGGCGGTAGAAGTCGGCGGGGTCGTTCCAGCTCACCAGGGCAACGGTGTAACGGGTCTTCTTGGCCGATCCGGTGTAGCCGAATTTGCCATCGATGACGTTGGCATTCGAGTAGGTGTAAACAGGATCTTCGGGAATATCGGCCACGGCCATCACCGAGCCGGCAGCCCAGTACGCCATGCCTCGGAACGTGGTAGCCAGGTCCTGAAGCACGCGCAACGCGTCGGCGCGCACGGACAGATACAGGTTGCAGGTGAAGCGCGGCTCTGTGCCGCCTTTACCGTCTGGAACAGGTTGATCGCAGTACTGCCCGATTCGGTACAGCTCCCACTTGTCCACCTGCGCGGCATTCAGCAGGTGGCCGAGGCCATAGCGGTAGTGCAGCAACAGGTCGTAGAAGATCCAGGCAGGGTTGTCAGTCCAGGCGCTCTTGAAGCTGCCGTCCCAGACGCCGGTATAGGTCCGGGTTTCCGCATCGTAGTTGCTCGGTACCTTGATGATCCGACCGTACCAGTCGCCCGAGCGGGTTGGAATCGACTGAAACTGCGAGGCGTCGAATTGCAATCCCATGAGCGCTGAGCCTGGGTACCGCAACTTCGCGTCGATGATCTCGGTAATGGCGTCGACATTGGTGGTGTCAGCAATAGCGCCACTGGTGGAGTTGGCGGTCAATCGAACAACCCGCACGGTCCATCCACTGGCTGCTTCAGGGAGATCCACACGGTGCGAACGCTCATATTTCGTCGAGGTCTTGCCGCTGAAGGCGGCAGTCAGCACAGGAACGAATGGCCCGCCGTCCGTGGACAACTCGATCCGGTAGCGGATGGTGTAGCCATTGGTGTCGCCATTGGTCGTGTTGGTCTGCGCCAGCCGCGGTACCGAAAGACGGATACGTACCGCTGATAGCTGCAGGTTGCTGATCGCCCGCACCCATGGCTGGTCGGAGCGAAGCTCAACGCCAATTCCAATCTCGCTTTCCACAGCAGGGAAGCCAGGAATATGCAGTTGGTCCTGACTACCGGTGCGCACGTCCAGGGTCACACCGCTGAAGTTCAGGCTGCCATCCGCGTTTGCCAGCGGCGTCTCGTCGAGGAATACCGAGCGCATGCCATTGACCAGGCCCCGGATCTCCCCTTCGCTGACCAGATCAAGGATCCGCGCAAAAGCGGTGCTTTGCAGATTGTCCGGCGCCTCAACAGACGGGCGCGGCTTTGACTCTCCGCACAGCAACGTACCTACGTCGACGCCATTCTTGCCGGCCACAGCGAGGCCCGCGCCCGCGATCTGGCCGGCTACAAGGCTGGACCGAAAGCCGAGGTCGTTCAGCGTGCCCTTGACGGCGAGAAAGTCGGTGAGCCATCAAGCGCCGCTTTGACCTACGCCTTCGAGTTAGCAGTCGAGCGGATTGGCGGTGCGCCGCTGGATGGAGGCTTTGAAACCTGGCAAATGCGCAGAGGCCATGAGCTGGAGCCTGAGGCGCGCATCAATATCGACCCAAGCGGCGTACAGGTAATGATCAATTGGAAGAATGGGAAGCAGATTCTGTCGAGAGCGGTTTCCGACGCCCTGTGCGATATAGCCCACCGCTGGACGATCTACATCGCCGGCATCTGCGTTCGGCAGGATGGTGCCCAATACATCAAGTCCATCGACATCACGCCGGATGGCGTCCACATGGTGGAAAGGCTTTCTGATGTGCTCGAGCATTTCTATGAAGAGGTGAAAGCCGACTGCAATGCAAACCATCTGGTTGGCATGGGCTGGCTGGCCGTGCCTGGCAACACCCGGGTCACGGAGGCGCAACTGTCTTCTCTGCTGGCCTCGGTCGGCGCATGGAACCAGGTGAAGGTAGCAGCGTGAGACGTTTCCGCGCCCAACAACGCAAACGACAGACCTGGCTGGCACTGCCGGCCAGCGGAATTGAAGAGGTAGGCCATGGCCAAAAGCAATGCAGATCGCTCGGCGAAAGCCTCGGCGAAGAGAAAGGAGCGCGGCGAAGAGGAATTGCGGATGCATGCGCTGGTCGGAACCAGGCAGGTGCTTGCTGATTTGATGGAGTGGCATCAGATCGATGAACAGGGTGAGGCAATGACCCTGGCCCTACATCACTTGCATGCACTTGGTCCGAAAGGCTCTGCGCCTTTCTTTCAACCTCCGCGACACGAAATCACGGTTTCGCCGTCTGTGGCGCGGAAGCTTCAACAGTTCAGTCAACGAGAGGCATCACGTATCTCTATCGATTAAATCTTTATCTCAGCCGTGACTCGTTGTATTTCAGATACACCGAACGAACCAGCGACAACAAAGCTTCTGTATAACGCAAGCCACTAGAAAAGATGTGGATTCATAGTAATAAGCCCATTAACATTCCTCTTGAATTCGTCATAAGATTTGAAATTACGCACACTTCTTGTGTTACTAAGTAGAAAATCGTAGAACATTTCATCACCCACGCAACTGTCTACCGTCGCGGCGGGATTTTTCTCCTTATAATGTCTCAAAGCAACGATAATCTCATCAATAAATTCAGAAGTTAGCGGCTCTTTATAAGAACTTGGGGGGTGAGTAATCACGAGATACTCTGCGACCAATTCGTGCAACTTCCCGAGATAAATCCTGCATCATATCTAGCATTACTTGATCGGGCGTACCTACTGTCTGATCGACAGACGCGACTTTGAAGCTTCCAAAATTTTTGAGAAATGTAGAATGATGTGGGTCATCGATAGAGGCTTGGTACGTCGCAGTGATTTTTTCAGCCAACAACTTTTTGAACGTAACAATGCGTGAAAAACGCAAATCTCTTGGATACAAAAGATGTTCAATCACACCAGTATCGAAAGAAAAATCAGTCTTATCATCCTTTATTAAAATAGTTGGCTTATCAAACGCCAACCGCATACCTAGTTCAAACATAACATTGGCATTTTTACAGCTGACATCACAGACAACTATGTCTGATGAATAGATATTTTGAACAATGCGCTTTTGAATAACACCAACATCATCTTGCTCACTTACAAGCTTCGCCACAAATGTAACATCTTCAATACTACTTACTGCATCACAGATAATATTTTTAACTTCAACCCAGTGCTCCGCGTTACATCCATCCATTGCCGAAATGGGCATGACCAATCCACAAGTCAAGGGTGGCTTCTCTAGGACATCGTCATTTTTTTTCGCCATTTTGAAACTCCTACAATCAACTCCATGGCGGCCTAATGCCACCCTCAACTCCATAGATACCCTAATTTTCTTCACTACGCCAGTTGGCGAGGATCCCCTATGTCCGCTCACCGGAAGAAACACCCCTTCGATTTCAAAACCCAGTATGGACTCGGCTTCAACCCCCAGGATGATGAGATCGTCGTCGACTTCTTCTGCGGGGGTGGCGGCGCTGGTACCGGGCTGGAGATGGGCCTGGGCCGCGCTGTGGCCGTGGCGAAGAACCACAGCCCCGCCGCTATCAGCATGCACACCGTCAACCATCCGGCCGCCCGGCACTTCACCACCGATGTCTTCGAGGGTGATCCGGATACGGAATGCGGCGGCCGTCCGGTTGGCTGGTTCCACATGTCACCGGACTGCACGCACCACAGCCAAGCCGCCGGCGGCCAGCCGCGCAAGCGAGAGATTCGCAACCTGTCGTGGATCGGGCTCAAGTGGGCCGGCATGAAGCGGCCCCGGGTGATCAGCCTGGAGAACGTGAAGCAGATCCTCCAATGGGGTCGCCTGATCGCCAAGCGTGACAAGGCTACAGGCCGCGTCGTGAAGCTCGGCGGGGACGTGGCGGTACCGGGCGAGGTGGTGCCGGTGGGCCAGCAGTTCCTGGTGCCAGACCCGAAGCACCGCGGTCGAACCTGGCGCCGTTTCGTCGCCCTGCTGGAGGGCATGGGCTATGTCGTCGAGTGGAAGGTAATCAAGGCCTGCGACTTCGGCGCGCCGACGAGCCGGGAACGCTTGTTCATGATCGCCCGGTGCGACGGCCAGCCAATCGTGTGGCCTGAGCCCACCCACGCGAAGAACCCGGTCAAGGGTCAGCAGAAGTGGAAGACAGCCGCCGACTGCATCGACTTCAGCGACTTGGGCAAAAGCATCTTCGGCCGCAAGAAAGACCTGGCACCGGCCACTCTGCGACGGGTTGCCAAGGGCATGAAGAAGTTCGTCATCGACAACCCGTCGCCGTTTATTGTGCCGATCGCCAACTGGTCAGGTGAGGCCGTCCAGTCTGCTCATGAGCCGCTGCGTACCATCACCTCCTATCCAAAGGGTGGCGCATTCAGTGTAGTCAGCCCGGTTATCGCGCCAGCCACCCACCAGGGCAGCGACAGAATCAACGACCCGCTTGAGCCGCTGCCGACGGTGACGTGCGCCAATCGCGGCGAGCTGACTATGTCTGCGGCAACGCTGGTGCAGTTGGGGAACGGCGATAAACCAGGATCAGCACCACGCACCGCTGATCTGAGTGAACCGCTCGGCACCATCATGGCATCGGGCGGAAAATATGCCGCGGCCGCTGCGCACCTGGTGAAGTTCCGGTTCAACGATGCAGGCAAAGCGCTCGACGAACCGCTGCCAACCATTACCAGCGGTGACAACTACCAGCGCCCAGCCGGGGCCGCTCACGCTATGGGCGTGTCCACGGTGTTCATGGCCCAGATGAATGGGGGGTTCAACACCACCGACGCGAAGGGCATGGATGAACCGCTGACGACGGTGACCAACACCGGCAGCCAGCAGCAACTGGTATCCCCCACGCCACATTCGAAGTGCTGGACGACGTCGAAAAATATTGCCGGGGCATCGTCTTCTCGCTGGCCGACCTGGCCTGATCCATCAACACCTTCTGCCGCCACGCGC